TTGTGGATGAATCAAATACATTCGTAACAATGATCGGCCCGCCACCCTGGGCAAAGATTTGATCCAGGGCTTGCGGAATAGTAAACCCTGTCAACTGAGACCCAAAAAGCGTTGCAGCTTGCTTCGCGTTGGTTACAAGCTGCATTGTATTTAGAGGGCCAATTGGCGCGGTGCCAACTAAACCAATCACAGACGTTCTTACAGTCTCGATAGTTTTACCGCCAGTATTTATGTTGATGACTTCTACACCATGTAGGAAACCCATGTTCAATATTTTTATGGCTACTTAAAGCAACCGGATTTTCATTTATACCTCAGCCCAAAAAATCTGCTGTTCATCCACGCTAGGCTGATTATTCAATGCTGCATTGTGCATTTTCTTGCACCTGTATAGGTTATCATTTTGCAGCACAACAACACCTTTTGAGTAAGTAGCACCTTTTTCCCATGCTTGCGGTTCTTCTTGTAGCGCTGGCTCGGCAAGCGACAATGGAACAGTAGCGGTACCATTGATTGATTGCAAAGTCTTGGTTGTGTGTACACCAAAGATAGCAAGCAAAAAGACCAAAGCGCCTTTGATGGTGCTAAAAATAGCTACCTTTCCAATCAACGGTAAGGTAACCATAACCTCATGAACTGAACCAGTCAGAAGGCCATTGTCAATCGTGTAAAGCACCGCTGACAGAAGCCCAGCAATGGCAAAAAATGCCGTGGCATTCTTTACTTTGAATGCGTCGGCAAACTTTGTCAGCCAACCAGAAATCAAATTTAGGATAAATTCCATGACGTTTATTTTGGTTACCTGGATGCCGTTACCAGAATCGTATTTGCAAATTTACAAAAACAAAAATAATCTGACTTATTTTTTTTCACTGATCCATAAACGGTACTTTGCCGGACGTGGTGCTGTACGGTTACCACCCCACCAACCACTAACCCAACCAACGGTATTGAAATTAATTGGGTTACGCTGGGCGCCAACAATTCGGTTATTGATGACAAGTTTGTACTTGCCATTTTCGAATAAAAAATCAAAGGTAAATTCTTCGCCAGCTTGAACGGTTATTTGTGCCGGTTCAAGCGGATGATTCTTCCCTGTTTCACTTGGGTAGTTTTCATACAACGTCAACTCAAACCAGTTTTTAACTGGTGATGGCCGCCAAGCAAGCATAAAAGAATTTTCGTTTTTTTTATAATCACTCCATCGATAGAAACCGTTTAACTTGTTCCAGTCAAAATTATCATCACTCAAATCATTGTACCAACATGACGCATCAAAAGCGCAAGCGCCATTAAATGATTTAGCCGAAAGCGGTAATTGCGGCGGATCAGGAGTAAAGTTATGTGCGCCAGCTTTTACCGTATAATCTTGGTATTTGCTAAGATTGAGCGTTACAGATGAACAGGCAGTAAAGATGAAAAATGTTAGTAGTGATAGGTGTTTCATGTTTAATTGAGTGCTTAAATTACGCAGTTATTATACCAGCAAGAGCTATCTAATTTGATAGAGCCTTGCCAACTAGTAGCATCAGATATAGATCCAGTAGGATTAGGTAGAAAATCACTATACCCTTTCTTTACTGAATATCTTTTCAACTCAGAAGTTCCGTTGGTAACTAGTGAGCAGGATGATAAAAATATAAATAGGAAGAGGATTGTGTATTTCATTCTACATACCTTTTACTACAGTAGTATAAACAGGCTCTAATGTTTGCTGACCTAATAAAGTTGGGTGCGTCCCATCATAGTAATAAGATGTATTACTTGCTGTTGACAAAGTACCCATTAAGGTAGTATCGTAATCAATTAAAGCATCAAAATCAGTACCTACACCAGAACGTAAAAGCGAGTTATAGGCATTTCTGTTTGTTTCAAAAGTACCGCTTACTGTTGATGGTAGTACAGTACAAATAGCAACTTTTGCACCTAAAGCACGAATTTCAGCTACATAAGACATTACAGAAGTATAATACGCACTACCAGTTGTTCCATTCAGATCATTTCTGCCAATTGCAATAGTAACAATTACCTTTTTTTGCACTTTTAAAGCTTGAGCTACAATAGATTTCATTGTTGCTTTTCTTGTATTCATTGTAGCGATACTACTACCAGTTATTGCCATATTTCCAGTAGGAATTCTTGTTTTTTGACCTGATAATTTAGGCACTCCGCCGCCGTTCGCAAATACTGCATCTGTAATTGAGTCCCCTTCCGAAAAAATTGCTTTTTCTGTACTAACCTCTTTTCCCAAAATGCTTTGGTTAATTAATTGTCTTGTCAGATAAACAGGATCAGCAATCCCTTTATAGATTGTAATATCTTCCATGAATCCCGGCCATGTAAAGCCCGCGTTTGCATTCAAATAACCAATATAAAATTGTTTCTTCCAGAATGATAAACCAACACTAGCTTTTTGAACACAAACTCCATTTATGTAACAATTATATTGACCTCCAATTTTCTGCATTATAATTACATACCCTTTATTTTTAGCATAATAACTTGCAGATCTTATTAAATCTGGGCTATCTCCGCCGCTTCCACCACTTAAACCGAATTGAGCTAATGAATCAGTTATTGTACCAAAGAAAAAAGTGCTGAAAGCAATTTTATCCGATAATATAGTTCCATAAGATGGAACGTTTTCAAAAATAGGTCTCACAACTGCTGTTACACAGATTGTGTCAAAAAGAATTGAGTCAGCCGCTACAATAGACATTTCAGGCTTATACAATAATTTAGAATCAAACAAGAAATTTGTAGGGGAATTAGTATAAGCATGACCATCTGTTTTTTGTGGGGTAGGTAGATAAGTTGGATTTTGCTTTAACAAGAAAATATCACCAAGCCGAATATCAACGGCAGTACCATTTTCTTTTAATATAATTATGTATTGAGAACCAGAAGCAGAATAAGTAAAGTTAAATGAAAAAGTAGTCCAAGTACTTGATAGACTTGACACTGTTTCTGCATCTATAGCACCATATTTAATGTTATAAGTTCCTGATTCAGTTCTCATTTTCCAAGTCACGGTATATGAACCAGCCGGTAACTTAGGGTACAATCCGGGTGATAGCTGAACATAAAATCTTCCATTTGAACCGGATGCAGCAACTAATCTTTCTGCCAATATTTGAGAAAATTCATTTGCGACAGTATTGTATGTTACTGTTAAGCTATTATCAGCTCTTGTAAAGCTAGGTAGATAATCATTTGATGGCCTTAAATAGTTTAAAGTAGGAGGTGAAACGTATGAATATTTATTAGTTATAAAATCATATTCTTGATTGTAATCAGAAGCATTTAACCCCAAAACCCCATAAATTTTATTAGATCCAGTATTATAATCTCTAATTACAGACCTAATATTTTTAGTTGTATCAGCTAAAGTTTGTGTAGAAATACCGCCTCCACCACTCCCATTGCTTGCACCTGTGATTCTACCCCTATCATCAACCGTAATATTTGCGCTTGTATAAAATCCACCAGTTACGCCTGTTGTTGACATTTTTGCGGAAGTTACAGCTTGATCAGCTAATTTAACTGTCGTAATACTCCCATCAGCAATACCTACACCGCCAGTTTGCAACAACCGATAAATAGACGTATTCCAAGCCCAAACAGAATCGATTCCAACTGTATCAACTACTACATCAGTAATGTAAGTAGTCAAAGGACTTGGTTTACCCGCCCTAAGTATTACCCGACCAGTTGCAACAGCGGCATCAACATAAGTTTTTACTGATAACTGTGTTGGAAGTCTTGAATTTGAGGCGCTTGTAAAATCCGTTGAAATGGAAACTACTTTTGTATTTCCCAATTTAAATGAATCTTTCACCTCAAGCCGGTTAACGACAATTTTGGTATTTTGGGCAAAAATTGAAAATGCCAATAAGCTAAAAAAAAGTGCAAAAATTATTCTCCGATGTTCCATATCATTAAGCGGATTTTAAACGTGCCTGTAAAGTACAGCGTTTGTGAAGTGATAGAAAATATACCAGTTCCAGGATAAACCAATGGTGTTCCAGTTACGATGGCGTCGTCAATAATTTCGCCGCCGCCGCCAGTTGTGCCAACTTTTACAGCGCCAGTGCTACCCGTGATTATCATTGCAGAAACAAAAGAAGCAGCATTCAAAGTTACTGAACCTGAACTAGCAACATTTATAACTGTTATCACTACGGTTGAAAGTGCATTTGAAAAAGTCCGAATTTGGGCTCCGGTTGCTTTTTTTGTTACACCAGCTTGCACAACTGGAAATGAATCAGTATCACTCAGCGCCGATGCATTTGGTAAGTTAGAAACCCGTACCGGGGTATAATCTACAGCCATCAGTCGATTGAATTTAAAACCCTACCGTCTTCTGCTGCTAATGCTGCATCGGTATCGGTTACCAATAAATTTGTATTTATACTGCCATCAGTTCGCATATTCAAGTAATAACCAACATCAGTCAATGCAGGATAGTTAACCCCATCATCATCGGTTTTAGCTTGCACCAATGGGCGCCTAGCAGTAAAAACCATATTCCACGCCCATATGCCGGATGCATTATCTAGATAACCACTTGTTTTTATAAAAAACCTACCCCACGGTGATGGTTTAAAACCGGTAATCAGATCGGCAACTTTTGAGATGATAAAATATACCCCATTTGAACCCCTAAGTAGGCGTGAACGGATCACAAAATGAACCTCACAAAATTCATCTTGCAAAGCGATATCAGTTTCAAACATTTCCGGTAACCCGCCACCAAGCGATGGCGAAAATTGGGAATGCTGGTACATAATGGTAATTCGTGGCTTATCAAAAGGTGCTACAGTATCAGTTTCACGTTCTGGCATAGCTTCAACCTCAACCGATGGCTGTAAAACAGCCAGGCGCGATATTAAGTTATTTTCCAAAACTTCGTAAGATACCATGTTTGTTTTTTAATTACCTATCACCTATCACCGGGTTACTCGATCGGTTGATACCCCTGTGTCACTCGATTGGTTGCAAGTCCACAATATACGTCTTTCCATCGAATTTAGTATTGATGGCGCGTACATAATATTGTTGCGTTTCAATAGTTACAATTTCAGTCGCTGCTCGTTGGTCAACGGACTCTTTTAAGCCTGGAAATTTTTCAAAACTGTACTCCATCCGCCAGATTTCTGGGTCATAATCAACACCAGCCAACGTCATTGCCTCAGTTGGATTTTTAAACAGTACCTGTTCGGTGTAGCTTTGGCCACCCGCCGCTGGTACCCAGGTTGCAGAATGGCCAAAAACAGTGCCCGCTGTTGCGAACACTGTTTTTTGCATCGCCGTAAAAAGTGAATTTACCGGATTGGCCATTGCTTAATTATTAAGCCATCAAACTTGCGTTTTTAAGCGCGGTAATGACAGCATTGATTTTGGTTTGCATCTCCTTGTTTTGCAAGTTGATAGCCGTAAGCTTTGCGTTGATAGCCGCGTTCACCGCAGCATCCGTGTAGGTGTTCGAGGTACTGAGCGCAATCGCGCTAACATCAGCCATAGCACCCGTAGTGGTGCCAGTGAGCGTACCGGTAAGGACCGGTGCGCTTGCGGCCTGGGTAAATGATACTGAGTCACCCGACCACAAATTTACCTGTACGGTTGTTGCGGCGCTAATAGCAGCCAGATAGGCGTAACCGGCAAAAGTGTTTCCACTTGATGTTTTGGTAAATACCGAATTGGTATTATCCCAGTAGAGTAAATCACCCTGAGCAATTACCAACGGAGCCTCTTTTGGAACAGTAAACACGCCTTCCAGTTGAACAACTGCAATATCCCCTTGAGCGCTGGCAGCATTGGTGAAAACAGTTGCGCCATTTCTTGTCAAAGACAAGATTACGCCAACTTGGTTACCTATTTTGTAAGGCGAACCCGACTTAAAACCGGTTTGACCGGATCCGAGGACAACGGTAACTTGGCAGCCGTCCCCTATGAAGTTTTGAGCCATTGTTATTATTTTTTAAAGTGAGCCGGATTTTAACCCGGCTCGGATCATCTCAAATTGTATGAAAAAAATTACCCTGCGAAATCTTGACCGATTGCGTTACAAAGTATTAAGCGCCCGCGTTGCGTACAGCGCCTTTAAAGCCGACAGCGCCTACACCGTAGTCGTGTCTAACTTTGATCCGCATACCATCTACCTCAAATCCGTTGTCCGTTTCCAAAAATGGTGTTGAAACGCCATTCAAGAAAGCAACCTCAATAGTGGGGTATAAATTTGGATCAGCAAAAAGATAGCGAACGGTGCCTAAAATCCGTGGCGAGTCAACAACTTGGTTGAACAAGCCAGCAACCACGTTAGGCGCTTGCAATTTGTTTGACGCATCGGGGTTGTACTGTGACAAGTTGTAAACCCTGGCAGCACTACCCAAACCAATCGGAACCAACAAAACAGATGGGCGCAAATCCAAATAATCTTGGCCATCCGTTTGTGAAGCCATAACCACGCGGTCAGCATCTAAACCAGCAACACCAAGCGCCGATCCGGTGCCTAGGTTATTGTGAGTTGCATGGAAAAGTGTGTTTCCATCGCTCATGTTTGGGCCAAATCCGCTGTTTTGAGCGAGAAGCGCGTACACATCCAATTCGATTGAACGTGATGCCGCCTGGCCCATCCTAGTGGCAAGACGCAAAAATGAACCCAGTGCGTCGTTAATCATCATCTGTCGAGAGATGTTGATAATTGCGCCTTTGGTTGATCCAATGATTGTCTCAGGCCGTCCGTCAGCAATTGATAGTCGCTTGAATTCACCGTTTTCAGGAACGGTTTGCAAATTACCGAGAGCATCCTCGCGAATACGGGTATGAACACGGAAATCCGAAAGCGTGCCAATCGAACAAAACTGATTCCAAGTATAGTCTGTGGTTGCATAAGCGTCCAAAAGGACGGTATTAACCACGGATGACAAAATAACAGGAAAATCAGAAGTCGATGAAGTGATTGCGCGGTTGATGATCTCATGAGCTGACCAACCTCGTGTCGATACGCCATCTTTTTCGATACAAAGCTTTGCAATGTCTACCAAAGTATCGTTGCGGTGTTTTCCGCCAATCTCAGCAAATTTTGGGTTGATACTTGCATAGCCACCACGTAGCAAAATTCCAGCTTCCAATGCTTCACGATTCATTTCGGATTCATCACCGCGAACACTTCCTGTTTGCTTGTTGTCGATTGTCACTTGAGCGGCGGCCATCTGTTCTAGCGCCAGAGCGCGGAACGTATCCGGCGAAGTGCCTGCCTCGATGTGGCGCGTAACAAATTCTGTATCCAAGCCCGCAATTTTTGCAGCAGTTTGGATTTCATTCGTTCTTTTCCTTTCTTCAATCACCGCTTGGGCGCGGATGTTATCCACGTCCACGACTGGTGGATTTGGGGTTTGTACTGCCCCGGTTTGGTTTTCTTCCATTTTTCTAAAGTTTTTTGGAGATACTTTCTCCGCATGTTGGCCAATCGGGGCCATATCGTTTTTAGCGCGAATTTGCGCCATATAATCAGCGGGAATTGGTGCCAACGATAATTCCATTGGTTCCCAGTCCATCGCGCGGTATTCATCGGGTTGACCATCTTTTTTGATGATTTGGTACTCGTGCACCAAATAACCAATTGAAACAGTACGCAAAATGCCGTCTTTTACACCATTAAAAGCACGTTCACCATCCTCAGATTTAGAAAAACGGATTTTTGCAACGCCTTGTCCAGCTACAATTTTAGGATCTTCAACAACACCAAGGACGCCTTTTGTGCCGCTATATCGATCATGGTTATCCAACACTGGCGCGCCATTCTGAAAACGTTCTAGGCGTACGCTATTAGGCTTGCAATCTAAAATTTCCACTACATCACGGTAAGAGTATTCTTCACTGTCCCAAGCGCGACGGGAAATGCGTGCCTCAGTTGCAAAAGTAACCTCAACTGTCCTGGTTGTTTCATCCAAAGTTGTCGGCGTAAACTGAGCACGCCCTAGAATCACATTATCAATCAATTTCTTATCGTCCATGCTTATTTTTTTTATGCGGCTGCTGCTGTTGGCGCTACCGCTGGCGGCATCTCAGGTAATGGCCGGTTAGTATCGTACACCGGATCAGAATACGGTTTTAATCCAAGTTTTTCAAATTGCTGATGGTCTTCAGACATTTGCTGCAAAATATCATCTGGATTATATCCCAAACTTCTTACGGCTTCCTGCCAAGAGATAAACCCGCTACGCACTTGATCCGTAAGAGCTTTTATCTCTTTATTTGGATCAACAAATTCACGCCGGGGCGCCGTCCAAGTTGTTACAACTTTTGCGGTTGAGGTAATA